TACCCGAAATTTACACATCAGGTTCTATTAATGAACATGGCGCTCCTTCTACAAAATTTGCAGTATCAGAACCTATAACTGATAAAGAAGTTTACATTGGAGACTATGCAGGAGAAGAACTAGAAAACGGAGATTTTCAAGCAGAAGATTTTCCAATTGCACTAAACTCAATGTATTATCATAGTGCAAAAGCACATTGGTTAACTCAAAGTATACAAGAAGAAGGATTGTGGGCGCCCATACAAGGTCTTACACAAATGTGTGGTGACAGAATACAATTAATGATTCACCCAGGCTCTGTTCGTTCAGGTTGTTTTGAGGAAATGGAAGACCCGACTCATGAATTATTATTATGGGATTCACATGATATTATACCAACAAATCCAATAACAGTCAAGCAATGCTTAGAGTATTGGCAAGACAAAGTTTGTAATGGGGTTAGAAAACCAAAATACAAAGGTCTTTCTGCAATATGGACAATGGGAACTATAGAGTTTCAAGCAGATTTTAGTAATGTTGATTTTAGGAAATATGTATGGGAACATAGTGAAAAGGTCACTAAACTTGCAAAAGGAAAACCTCTTAACATTTACATTGGGTATGATAGTAGACATAATGGATTAGAACATGTATGTAAAGAATCTATTTTAAAGGGAATACAAAAATCTATTGGTGGGGGAAGACTTGTAAACTATAATAAGTTTGTTCCCGAAATTAAATTTTTAGATGTATCCAAGATACCCGAATACAAAAGACCATATGAGAATCAATCTACATGGTTTACTTACAGTAGATTCTTAATTCCTTACTTGGAAAACTATGAAGGTTTCAGTTTGTTTATAGATGATGATTTCATTTTCAATAAATCATTACTACCTATGTTTTACTATTTGAATACAGATGACGCAGTTGCATGTATTAAATATCCACAAATCAAACATGATGAAACTAAATTTGATGGTGAAGTGAACATTGATTATCCATGTAAGTTGTGGTCTTCAATGATGTTCTTTAATAATGGACATGAAGATTGTAAAAAACTAACACCCGAAGTGGTAAACAGTTGGACTGGTTCTCAATTACATCAATTTGAATGGACTGATAAGATTAGTCCTATACCCGAAAAGTATATATTTGTTGAGGGGTATGACGACCCTAATGTGAAGTGGGACTATAGTGGGATTCACTATACTAGAGGAGGCCCGTGGATAAATGACATGGATTCTAGTCACATAAATAACTTAGAAGATTATAATAAAATAAAAAAATCTATTGTAATTTAAACATAATTGAGGTATAATAACAGTATGAACGCACTAATTTACACAGAAGACCAAAAACTAATAATCAGAAAACCAAATGGTTTACAATATGAATTTGAAAATACAGACCAACCTGAACTTGGGTTTGATTTTGATGTATTGATATATGATGATATTGAAGTAGTAATAGAAAAATGGGAAGAAGGTAAGTGTTTTGACGACCAAGTACAAAGGCCTATTACTGGAGCTGAAAAAGAAATTATAGAAAACTATATTTCAAATTCCGAACCTCCTATAGGAGTTACATTAAACAATCAATATGTATCAGACTTAATGAATCAACTTAAAGGTAACCTAGATGATTTTATGGGAAACTATGGGTTTGAAGATTTAACAGAGGTTACTTTTGCAGGTAGAGAGGGGTCTAATCACCCATATAGGTCTAATGCAAGAAGAGTAATGGAATTTACTGATTCACAATATGTCATATATGACCAGTTAGTAAATGAAATATTTGCAACTCGAGAAGACCATCTAAAACCTATAGAAGATTATATCAATCAACTTCCTATAGCAAGTCTATTGCCTGACCACGAAAGATAAGTCATGTATGATGACATAAAAGTCGTCCACATAGACGAACCTTTTAAAATTAAGGATTTACCACTTAAAGATGTATATGTCATAGATGATTATCTATGTCCCGAATTACATCATCACTTTGACGACCAAATTGTAAGAGAAAATATATGGTCTAAAACAAATCAAGTAAGTAGTGGAAGTCCAACAGGTTTACCACATCATAGTTTTTGGGGTGCAACATATTACAGAGATGATATGAAGCCCGAAAAGGATATGAATAGTCTCCATACAATGTTTCCTTATTATCTTAATAGAAGACTACAAACAGAGTTTGGGTTTAAATGGGTAAGGTTTCAGTATATGGGATTGAACTCTCAAACACAAGGATTACAAGGAACTACTCATGCAGATTGTCAAGATGAGGACTCTTGGAATCTTTCATTCTTATATTACACTAATAAGTTTTGGAACAAAGACTGGGGTGGAACATTAAGATTGTATAATGAAATGCAACAAGGTTTAGACGGTAGACAGGAACATATAGACAATCACCAAATTGCAGAGGTTGAGTTTAAACCAAACAGATTAATAATTTTTGATGGAAGGATACCACATGGTGCTGATGCACCGTCTCCTTCAGCACGATATATAGATAGACGGTCTCTTGTTTTGAGAGGCGATGAAGTAAGATTAGTAGAGGAAGAAGAGTTTTTTCATGCCAACGATAGAATTTCACACATATAATAAAGAAACACTAAGGGACTTTAAACCAGTCCTTGCAAGTTCTATTCAGCCTGATTGGTGGAAGAAAGCTAAAGTTGGTGAAATAGTCAGAGGAGTGGTACAACAAACTATTCGTTCATGTCCTGCAATGGATGACTGGTTAAAGAGTGGTTGGTATTTACTTGCAAATCGAGACATTGAAGTTATAAATGGGGTAAGTAAACATGATTCAGGAAGTTCTACTACTGCAACTCATGACCCACATAATAGTGCTTATAACTCTTCAAGTCATCCAATAACACAAACACTAGATGCATTTGAATACTTGGGTAGTGGTAAACCAGTTAAAGATGCATTTAAAATGAGAAACCCGTGGAACATTAAAACTCCTCCAGGCTATTCCTGTTTTTATCTAGACCCATTTTTATTTCAAAACGATTACTTTGCAACATGGCAAGGTGTAATAGACACCGATACATTTAATGTAGGAATGGATAATGCACAAATTATATTTTACCCTAAAGTAGACCATTCGTTTGTAATACCAAAGGGTACACCTCTTTGTCAAATTATACCATATAAAAGAGAGACTTGGAATGCATCATATATTGTTAATGACCACGAATCTTGGATAAAGAATCGTGCAACTAAGACTTCTGAATTTGAAGATAAACCTACAAATAAGTCTATGCAAGAATGGTCTCAAATAAGTAATTTTGAAGACGAAAGTATTTCAGGATTTGGTGGGTATAGAAGAGGTAAATTTTGGAAACCAAAAGGTAGATTCTATAAAGAAGAAACACCACCACCCGAATGTCCTATGCATAAAGCAGAAGATGAAGGTAAAAAAGAAATACAATTGGAGTTAGATGTATAATGGCAGTTAGATTATTATTCCCAACCTTCGTATTTGAGAAGGATTTGTTAGACCCAAGTTTAGACGAGACTCGTGGTATTGACCAAAATTATTTAAACCTTCTTGTAGATACAATGGATGGTATGAGAAGGAAAGACCCCGAAGGTAGAAGACTATCTAATGCATACACTGGTTGGCAATCACATGACGGTTGTGAATCAAATCCTGCATTTCAAAAACTAATGAATAGAATACAAACTATGTTTTATGATGAGATATGGCCATTTCATGGTTTAGACCGTAATACAGCACAAATGCAAATAGGCAACTGTTGGGCAAACATAAATGATAAACTTGCATGGAACAAACCACACTTACATAATGGTTGTTGGTATAGTGGTGTGTTTTATATAAAAGCAGATGGTGACGAAGGTCATATAGAAATGATTGATACACATCCTAAAGTTGTTTCAGATTTTCCCAATTCACAAAGGACTCCTACCAGCAAAGGATATGAACCTAGGGGTGGTAAACTAATTCTATTCCCAAGTGGTCTCATGCACATGGTAGAACCAAATCCAACTGATAAAGAAAGATATTCAGTATCATTCAACATGGAAATGAAATACACAAAACCCGAAGGACATACTGGTAATATAAATAATTACAATCCTGATGAATTTGTTTATAATATATCTCCAAATGGGGCTCTTACAACCGACTAACTATTCTAAATACCTATATGGAAATAGTAGTAGACACTGGACTTTTATGGAATCTTATGATAACATTCGTGTTAGCACCACTAGGTTTTTTAATTAGAAGTCTATTATCAGAACAAAAAAGACTGGACATACTTGTTAACAAAACAAGAGAAGAGTTAGCCAAAGAATATGTAACTAGAGAACAGATAGAGGTAGACTTTGAAAGAATAATGTCTACCATGACAAGAATTGACGAAAAGATAGACCGTCTACAATCTAAAACATACTTCCAAGAATAGGTTCTAAATTCATATAAATAGTAGTAGACGCAAATTTACTACAGGATTACTATGGCAGAACCAACATCAAAAAGTACCTTAAAAGAATATATAAAAAGGAAACTTGGAGCTCCAGTGTTGGAGATTAATGTTGATGATGACCAATTAGATGATAGAATTGATGAAGCACTACAGTACTTTCATGAATATCATTACAATGGTTCTATCAAAACTTATTTAAAACACCAAATCACTCAAGCAGAAATTGATTCATTTAAGACAAATGACACACTTACTGGTTCTACCAGTGGAACACAAGCAATTGCAGGCCAGTCCTATGGAGAGAGTAGAAGTTATATAACACTACCCGAACATGTATTAAGTGTATTACAAATATTTCCATTCAACTCGGGTCAAACTTCAAGTATGTTTGATATTCAGTATCAGTTAAGACTTAATGACTTGTGGGATTTAACATCTACAAGTGTTCTTTACTATTCACAAGTACAACAACATCTTAAACTATTAAATGATATGTTAGTTGGTCAGATACCAATAAGATACAACGCACACCAAAATAGATTATACATTGATTATACCACTGCAAAGTTGACTGCAGGTGAGTATATAATTATTGAATGTTACAGAAAGATAGACCCTACAGACTTTACAGATATCTATAATGATATGTGGTTGAAGAAATATTCAACTGCATTGGTTAAATATCAATGGGGTGAAAACCTATCTAAATTTCAGGGAATTGCACTGCCAGGTGGTGTGACACTTGATGCACAACAAATAAAAACAGAAGCACAAGAAGAGATATTAAGATTAGAAGAAGAGTCAAGACTGAACTTTGAAATGCCAGTCATGGATTTAATGGGATAAATTATGCCTACAAACGTATTTTTTAACCATGCAGTTTCAACTGAACAACATCTTTATGAAGATTTAGTTGTTGAATCATTGAGAATGTATGGACATGAAACATTTTACCTACCAAGAGAAATTATAGAGGAAGACTCTATTCTTGGTGAAGACGTGCAATCAACATTCGGTGATGCATATTCTGTAGAAATGTACATAGAAAATACTGATGGATTTGAAGGAGAGGGTGACCTCTTTAGTAAGTTTGGTGTCTCGGTTAGGGATACTGCAACTTTTATAATATCTTTAAGAAGTTGGGAAAGATTCATATCATTAGACTCAAATCTTGCAACATCACTAAGACCCAACGAAGGTGATTTAATACACTTTCCGTTAAGTGGCTCTTTATTTGAAATTAAATTCGTAGAACATGAGAATCCATTCTATCAAGTGGGTAAACTATTCGTATTCAAATTACAATGTGAATTGTTTGAATATAGTGGAGAAGATTTTGATACTGGAACAAACGCAGACTTAGTAGAACTAGACCAAGCATATCAAATAAAAATGACAATGTTTAATTCAGGAAGTGGTGCTTATAGTGTCAATGAGAATGTCACTAAGGGTGGAGTTGTTGTTGGAGAAGTTGTTCAATGGTCTCCACAAAATCATGTGTTGTCCATTAAAGATAACACAATAACACTTGCAGATAATGATGTTATAGTTGGTGTTACTTCAGGTGCATCATACACAATTTCATCTATCGAGGATGTATTAACATTCGGCAATGATGGAAACGCACAAAACAAAGACTTTGAAGACACTGCAGATAACTACTTAGACTTCTCGGAGACAAATCCATTCGGTGAGGTTACATAATGTTTGGAACACATTTTTATAATGAAACCACAAAACGTGCAGTATCTATATTTGGCACTTTGTTCAATAATATAACAATTAAAAAGATAAAGGAAGATGGAACTATATTAGCACAACAGAAAGTTCCTATATCATATGGGCCTAAACAGAAATTTTTACAGAGACTTGCTGAAGAACCAAATCTAAATGATAATAATAGAACTGCAATATCATTGCCTCGTATTGCATTTGAAGTATCGAGTTTAGAATATGATTCAACAAGACAACAGAACAAACTTATAAGACATCAGAAGACTACGCTAGACACCGCTGATTCAACTAAAAGGTCTTATCAATACCAACCTGCACCTTGGAATATAGGATTCAATCTGAGTGTTCTGGCAAAAAATATGTCAGATGCATTACAAATCGTAGAACAAATACTACCATATTTTCAACCCGAATATACAGTAACAATGAAAATGATTGATTCTATGACGGACTATAGAGATGTACCAGTCATACTAAATTCTGTTAGTATGGAGGACACCTATGAGGGTGATTTTACAGAAAGAAGAGTTATAGAATATTCCCTATCCTTTACAATGAAATTAAACTACTTCGGGCCTGTTTACAGTGGTAAGGTTATTAAAAATGTTATTGAAAGAGATTATATTAATACTGCAAGTGGTCTATTTACAACAAGTCAAATAGATAGTAGTGGATTGATTAAAGAGGTTAAACACTATGAACCTGCATTTGCAGAAACAACATCTACTGCAGTATCTAGTTCCACAACAATACCTTTTGCAACTGCAATAAATAATAGTATAAGTGTGGGCGATGAAGTATTTGGAACAAATTTAGCAACAAATCCAACAGTTTCATCAATTGCAAGTGATAAATTATCAATGGTAGTTTCATCTGCAGTAATACTAGACGCAACAACCAATCTGAAGTTTGTAGGTTCAGTAGACCCAGGCGATACGTTCGTTGTTGCAGAAACCGTGACTTTTTATGATGATGGCGCTCCTTCAACATTTACAGAAGATAAAGTGACCGATGCAAGTTAATTATGGCAAAAGATATAGATTCAAAATTAAATGATGTTCTTGACATTTCTTCCGAAATAAAGAAAGAAGCAACTCAAGTAATCAAAAGACCACCCCAGTCAGAGAATATTCAGACCGACTATAAGTACACTAGAGAAAATCTCTATGGTCTTGTGGAACGTGGACAGGATGCCATAGAAGGCATTCTAGACGTTTGTAAGGAGACGGAGAACCCTCGTGCATACGAAGTTGCAGGTCAGTTAATTAAGACTGTAGGCGAGACTGCAGAGAAATTGTTAGATATTCAAACTAAATTAAAAAGGTTAGAAGATGAAAATGGGGGAGCTGTGAAAACACAACACAATCACCTATATGTCGGGTCTACTTCAGAATTACAAAAGTTTCTAAAGAAAGAAAGTAAGAAAGATGACGGTTAATAGAAATGAAGGATATCTTGGTAATAATCTTATCAAGAGAGCTGGAATTGAAACTCAGTATGCAAAAAAGGAACTAGATGAATATCTAAAATGTTCTAAAGACCCTTGTCATTTTATTGAAACCTATACACAAATTATTTCACTTGACGAAGGTATGGTACCTTTTAAACTTCGTGGGTATCAAGACAAGTTAATTAATCACTATAACGATTCTCGCTTTAGTGTGGTTCTCGCATCACGTCAGAGTGGTAAGTCGATTACTTCTTGTGCGTATCTACTATGGTTTTTATTATTCCATCCCGAAGTTACTGTTGCAATTCTTGCTAACAAAGGTGCAATTTCAAGAGAGATGATTGCACGTCTTGTCACTATGTTAGAGAGTGTACCATTCTTTTTACAGCCTGGAGTTAAGATTCTTAACAAAGGTTCGATTGAGTTTGCAAATGATAGTAAAGTCGTTGCAGCTGCAACCTCTTCAAGTTCTATTCGTGGTATGTCAATTAACTTATTATACCTCGATGAGTTTGCATTCGTTGATGATGCAGAGACATTCTATACTGCAACATATCCCGTTGTTACTTCGGGTAAAGACTCTAAGGTTATTATTACTTCCACTGCTAACGGTGTGGGTAATATGTTCCATAAGATATATGAATCTGCAGTTCACAAACAATCAGAGTATAAGGCATTCACTATCAACTGGTATGACGTGCCAGGCAGAGACGAAGTGTGGAAGAAAGAGACTATTGCAAACACTTCAGAAGCACAATTTGAACAGGAATATGGTAATAGTTTCTTAGGAACAGGTTCTACACTTATAAATTCTAATACACTACTAGGTATGAGAGCGCTTGATTCAGATTGGGTCAAAGACGGTATAAGTGTTTATAAGAGACCTGTAGATAACCATAATTACATATGTACGGTTGATGTCTCACAAGGTAAAGGTTTGGATTATTCCACCTTTAATATATTTGATGTTTCCACCCAACCATTTGAACAGGTATTAGTTTATAGAGACAATACAACATCACCTATGTTGTTGGCAGACATAATTAATAAATATGTTAGACCATACAATGAAGCACTTGTTATTATAGAAAACAATGCAGAAGGTGGAATGGTCGCACAACAGTTGCATTATGATATAGAATACCCTAATGTCTTTACCCAAGGACAAACTAAGGCAGAAGATATCGGTGTGACTATGAATAAAAGAATAAAGAGAGTTGGTTGTTCTACTCTAAAAGAGATTACAGAAGAAAATAGATTGACAATCGTAGACCGTGCAACTATTACTGAAATGATGACTTTTGTTATAAAAGGAAACTCATATGAAGCAGATAGAGGTTACAATGACGACTTGGTTATGAATTGTGTTTTGTTCTCTTGGTTTATAACAACAGAATATTTTAGTCATTTAACAGATACAAGAGTTAAAGATTTACTATATTCAGAACAACAAAAATTAATAGAAGATGATATATTACCAGCTGGGGTGTTTGGTTCGGAAGACCAACAAGAATCCTTTGTAGATTCTAACGGAGACCGATGGTTTTCGGCACTCTAAATATGATTCGTTAGAGTTATTAAAGTTATAAATATATCAAGTAAAACAAAACTTTTTACATTAACAGGAGAAAAGTATGGCATTTCAAGTATCACCAGGCGTACAGGTCAAAGAAGTCGACCTTACAAATGTTGTACCAGCAGTATCATCTACTACAGGTGCATTCGCTGGTTCATTTCAATGGGGCCCTGTTGATGAAGTAATAACAGTTTCAGATTCAAAAGGTTTAAACAGTGTGTTCGGAAACCCTGCAAATACAGATGCAGGTTCAGAAGACTATTATACTGCTGAATCTTTCCTAAAATATGGTTCTTCATTGAGAGTGGTTAGAGTAAATTCAACAGGTTTGTATTCCGCTAATGCAAGTGGTGCTGGAACAGCATTACTAAAAAATAACGAACAGTACATAGAAGACTATAGAGACGGTTCACAAGCTGCAACAGTAGGAACATTCGTATCAAAATATGCAGGTTCTTTAGGTAATTCACTTAAAGTGGAACTTTGTGGTTCATCAAACGCATATTTCAATGACGTTATCACTGCAACAAACAGTTTAGATGGGGATTCAAACCCAGTAGACCTTGCAATAGGAACAACAACAATCCCAACAGACGCTGGTAATTCAGTATTTCAGGTTGGGGACATAGTAAAATTCGCAAATCATAACCAAGAATATAAAGTTCTTACAACACCCGATGATGCTTCTATAACAATAGAATCAATCGGAACACCTACAAAGACTGGTTTAACAACAGTAGTTGGTGATGGTGTAAATATCGACAGATTTTGGAAACACTATTCACTATTTGATAAGGCACCAGGCTCTTCTGCAAACGCAGTTAAGGCAGGGGCATCAAATGACGAGGCTCACATTGTTGTATCAGACGAAGACGGTTCAATCACTGGAGTTCCAGGCGAAGTATTAGAAACATACGGTTTCGTATCATTAGCTTCAGATGCTAAAGACGAACAAGGACGTTCTAACTATTACAGAGATGTAATTGCAAGAAGTTCAAACTATGTTTATTGGTCAGGACATTCTACATCAACACACGCAAGTACAACAGAACAAAGAACACTTGCAACAGTTGCTGGTGGAACTGCATTCGGACAACCTGCTTTACCACTTACAGTATCACTTGGTGGTGGTGCTAACGGTAGATTAGGAACTGCAGGACAAAAAACAGACGCTTATTCAACACACTTCGGAGATGCAGAAACAATAGACATCTCTTTAATTGTTATGGGTTCTGCAAGAACTGATAACGGAAGTGGTACAGAACAAGACTTAATTACAGACCACAATACAATATTAAATGAATTAATATTAATTGCTGAAAACAGAAAAGATTGTATGGTTGTTGCTTCACCTAGAAGAACATCATTAGTCAACGTTTCATTAGAGTCTACACAAGTTACTAATGTTAAAACAGATTTTGCATCAGTTACATCTTCATCATACGCAGTATTAGACAGTGGTTGGGTATATCAATACGATAGATTTAACGACAGATATTGTTGGGTGCCAGGAAATGGACACACTGCAGGTATTATGGCAAGGTCAGATTTACTAAGTGATGCATGGTTCTCACCTGCTGGTTTCACAAGAGGTCAGTACTTAGGAATTACTAAACTTGCATTTAACCCTAAGAAGTCTTCAAGAGACGACTTATATCGTGCAAGAATCAACCCAATAGTTACATTTGCAGGTCAAGGAACAGTATTGTTCGGAGATAAAACTGCATTAACAAGTCCTTCTGCATTCGATAGAGTAAATGTAAGAAGATTGTTCATAGTATTAGAAAAGGCAATTGCAGTTGCAGCTAAATCACAACTCTTTGAATTCAATGATGCATTCACAAGGGCTCAATTTAGAAGTGCTGTAGAACCTTTCTTAAGAGATGTTAAAAATAGAAGAGGTTTAGTAGACTTCTCAGTAGTTTGTGACGAAACAAACAATACTGATACAGTGATTGATAGAAACGAATTCGTATGTTCAATCTTTGTAAAACCTGCTAAATCAATCAACTTCATCACTCTTAACTTCGTGGCTGCAAGGTCAGGGGTTGAGTTTGAAGAAATTTATAGTGCAGTATAACAGGAGTATATAAATGGCAACAATAGACCAATTTAAAGCACAATTGATAGGTGGTGGCCCACGTGCAAACAGATACAGAGTCTTTATCCCTAGAAGTGGAGAGAAGATAGAGTTCTTATGTTCAGCTGCTCAGATACCTGCTGCTAACGTTAATGTTATCTCAGTACCATTCAGAGGTCAAAATCTAAAACTCGCAGGAGATAGAACCTTTGAAGACTGGACTATATCATTAATTAATGATGTAGAGTTCTCTTCTAGAACTGCCTTAGAGGCATGGCAAGAAGATATCGCTTCGTTAACAACAACAGATGCATCTACAAACACAGATTACTTGTTATCACGTGCATATGTTGAACAGTTACATAAAGATGACTCCGTCCTTGCAAGATATGAGTTCTTCAATATTTTCCCAAGTGCAGTAGGTGGGATTGCTTTATCAAGTGATGAGGCTTCTGCATTAGAAACATTTGAAGTAACTTTCTCATACTCGCATTGGGACAGAGTTAAGTAAATAGTTGTGAAAACTACCACTTTTTCGTGGTATAAATATTAGTATGGAATTATTTGGATTTGAAATTACTCGTAAAAAAGACGAGTTACGTAACACGGAGTCACCGAATGCTAAGTCATTTGTGCCTCCAGTTGATGATGACGGTACACCCGTTATTCAACAACAGGCCGGATTTGTCGCAGGAGGTGCCTATGGCGCCTATGTCGACATGGAAGGTGGTATTAAGAATGAGGCAGAACTTATTCGTAGATACCGTGAAACATCTTTAGTGCCAGAGTGCGACTCTGCAATTGAAGATATAGTTAATGAGTGTATCTCTTCTGATATTGCAGATAAGATAGTATCACTCGACCTCAGAGATGTTGAACTCTCTGATAGTATCAAAACAAAGATACAAAACGAGTTTAATCACATCTTATCAATGATGAAGTTCAATCAGAACTCTCATGAATTATTCAGAAAATGGTACGTAGACGGGAGAATTTACTTCCATAAGGTCGTTGACTCAAAAAGACCTAAGTTGGGTATTATTGATTTAAGAAATATAGACCCATTAAAGATTAAAAAAGTTAGACATGTTGAAAAGGATAAAGACCCTAAGACAAAAATAGAACGAATTAAGAAGATAGAAGAGTTCTTTATGTTTAACGACAGAGGATTTGATAAATCTTCTGCAGTTGAAGGAACAACAGTTAAAATTGCACCTGAGGCAGTATCATATACTACTTCGGGATTATTAGATTACACTAAAAATGTTGTAATCGGTTATTTGCATAAAGCATTGAAAACTGCAAACCAGTTATCAATGATGGAAGATGCACTTGTTATATACCGTATAGCAAGGGCTCCTGAAAGAAGAATATTCTACATAGACGTAGGTAACCTTCCAAAAGCAAAGGCAGAACAGTATTTGTCTGAGGTTATGAACAAGTATAAAAATAAACTTGTTTACAATGCAGACACTGGTGAAATCAAAGATGACAGAAAACATATGAGTATGTTGGAAGATTTTTGGTTACCAAGAAGAGAAGG